TTAAAAGGTAAAATTAATTATAATCCTGAAACTGGAGAATATTCTAGAATAAATACTCCAGAATTATATAAAGATCCTAACATTCAAAACTTAATTTTAAAAGCAATAGATCAAGTAAAAGAAAGTGGAAATACTGATATTATAAGATTAAGTCCCACAATGCTTGAAAAAATTAAAACAGAAGGTAGAAGCGCAGATGTCTTAGGTAATTTAGCAGAAGCAATTTACGAACAATATCCAAAACAGTTATCTATTGAAAGTTGGTATCGTGGTCAAAATGTTGATCCTACAAAAGTTCAAGAACAATATAATTCTAAATTGGACAATATTGTTTTAAACCAGGAAAAAGTTTTAAATAATAAATCTAAATTAACAAAAGATGAAGTTAAACAACTTCAAAGTGATTTAGTTCAACAAGGATATGATATTAAAATAGATGGTGATTTTGGTGAAAAAACAACTGATGCTTTAAAAAAACATATTAATAAATTAAAAAGCGATGTTGATAATAAAAAATCACAATTCAACCTGGATGAATATTTATCTGGTCAAGTAAGAAAAGATTATACTGATTTTGCAAGAAATTTTGCAAACAAAAAAGTTGATAAAAGTATTATATTTGATCAAGCCGAATTAACCAGACAAAAAATTGCAGCCAGTAGAAAAAATACACAAAGTCTTATTAGTGCTGCTCAACAAATTGCAAATCCTGAAACTAATCTTATTGGTACTACACCAGATAAAGGCGTTAATATGGATTCTTGGGAAAAGCAAAGACAATCTGTTAATACCAATTTAAAAAATGCTTCAGATGTTTATAATAAATTAATGGCAGGTAAAGCAGGAAAGATATTAGGTACTGAAGCAAATAACGTTGCTGGTTTAATTGAAGCGTATTCAAAAACTGGTGGTGATCCAAACGCATTCTATAATTTAATTCAATCTGATCCTAAATATATAGCATCGAGAAAAATTGATTTAAAATCTGCTTTTGATTATATACAAAACAATAGAGAAGTTGTAAGTCAAGCAACTAATGCGATGGTACAAGCACAACAACAAAAAGATTTGGTTACTTCTGTTGATCAAAGTGTTACAAAAGTTTTTACTGAAAAAGAAGGTAAAGAAAAATATGAAGAATTGAAAAAACAATATAAAAAACCTTGGGAAACAGATGAACAGTTTAGACAAGCAATTATAAATAAAGATTCTAGATTTATAAAATCCGAATCGTATGGTTATCAAGGATCTCAAATAAAAACAACAAATGTAGCAGAACAATTCTTAATTGAAAGAAATAAAGCGGCAAGTAAATCGCCAGAGTATGCTAAATCAATAAGAACTTATGAAATAAGCGCACCTTCCGAAGATAAAGCGGTTGGTGGTTTTGCTAAATCAATTTTGCAAGATATTGACAACAATGATTATTATGGTTATGTAGATGAGAACCAACAAGGGTTTTCTTGGAAAACAAAAGAAGGTGATAAAAAAGATGGTATTGTTTCAAATAAAAAAGTAAGTATAGTTTCTTTTGGAGAAACAGGAAAACCACAAATTAAAGTTACTGGTATTATTAAAAATAAAGATGGTAAAGAAGATTATGTTGAAACTTATTTAAATGTTCCTGATACAAGAAACGATCAAGCAAAACAAGTAGTTCTTGCGGCAAAAGCACAAGCAAAAAGAACTAATGATGATTCTTTAGATGAAGTTGGAGATTTAACTCTTTCTTCTTTAAATGGTGATATAAATTATACAAAAGTTGCTGCTCAAGATGGTATGCAATTACATTTAAATAATACAACTTCTATTCCCGTAACAATGCCTGTTTATAATCAACGAGGTGAAATATCAAATATGAGACAAACTACAATGCAAGGTTTGTTAATGGATACAGATGAAATAAATGGAAGAACTTATAAAAAATATAAAGTATTAGGAGATGAGGGTCAAACATATTATAGATTAACTATGGACACACCGAAAGGTGAAGTTGTTGTTACAAATAAAAGTGGGGGATTAGATTTTAATAACTCTTCCGCAGTAGATGTGTTTTTAAATGGAAAAAAATATGATTCTAATTTAACAGTAAATACTAATATACAAAAAGTTCCCACAGGTACTTTAATAAGTGCTGAGGGTATTAATTTATTATTGAATGGAACACAAAACGTAAATGAATCTGATGATTCAGAAGTTGAAACAGTAGAACAACAATAAAATGGCAAAGTTTAATACTCCAATATCAAATACTCCACATGATCCATTTAGTTATGAAAAACAAGTTGAAAGTTTAACTGGAGAAAAAAAGCAATTATTAAATACACCAATAAGTTCAGGAGATAATTCTTTAAGTACACTTTCTAATTTAGAATCTGAACAAGGCTATTCACTTTTAACTTCCGATGCAGAGGCTGCTTTTACAATTAATGAAACAAAAGCAGCAAATCAAGGAAGTGCTGAACTTGCTGGTAAAATGCTTTACAATATTGGTAACACTGTTTTATTTGAAACATCTAAACTTCCTGGTTATTTAGTAGGTGGAGTTGGTGCTATTAGTGATAAAATTCAAGGAAAAGAAAATCCTATATCAAATATTGTAGATAATTTTTGGGTTAATGCTTTAGAGGGATTACAAGAACAATCAAAAGAATTAGTTCCAGTTCATATAAGTAAAGATGTTCAAGATGGTAATTTATTAACAAAAGCAACATCAGGTCAATGGTGGGCTTCCACTGGTGCAGATGGAATTGGGTTTTTGTTGTCAATGATGTTACCTGGTCAAGCACTAAAAACTTTAGGCATTGGTGCTAAAATAGGAACTATAGGAGAATCTCTTGGTAATAACTCAAAATTTTTAGGCAAGTTACTTTCAAAAGCAGGTGCATTAGAGGATATTGCTAAATCTGGTCAATACGCATTAAAATCTGGTGTTGCTAAAGGTATTGATTCTTTTGCCGCAGCATCTTTAAATACATTTGCAGAAGCATCCGCAGAAGGTGCTAATACTTATGATAATGTAAAAAAGGCAGCGTTGGCTGAAGGTTTATCAGAAGAAGAAGCAAGTATAAAGGCAGGTAATTCTGCTGCCGGTGTTTTTAAAGCAAACATGGCTTTGCTAATAGGTAGTAACTTATTAGATGAAGCATGGCTTTGGAAAGGATTTAGTAATACACAAAAAGGAGCATCTAATAAAATATTAGATCAGATATTTAAGAAATTAGATGATGGTACTAGAAAACTTGATATAGATGCTTTAAAAAATTTATCTGGTAAAGGTTGGAAAGATTATATAAAAGAAGGTGCAAAAAATTATAGTAAACAATTTGCAAAAGAAGGTTTTTTTGAAGAAGGTGCGCAAACTACATTACAACAAAATATTGAAAAAGAAGGCGATGCTGGATTTGTAAATAACTTGTATAATGTAGGTGCTAATTATTTCAAAGATTTTATGTCAAATAAAGAATTGCACGAATCAATATTTCTTGGTGGGTTTTTAGGTGGCGGTATGTCAATCTTTCAAACCAAAAATGAAATTGATAATTACAATAATCAATTGAATGGAAGATCTGCTTATAACGCAGATTCGTTTTTTGATAAATTAATAGGAAGACAAAACAAAAAAGAACAGCAAGGATTAAAAGGTTTATTTACTGAAAATTATATAAACAATTTTAATTCTATAACTGACATTGCCCAAAAAGAAAACGGTAAAATTGTTACACATGCTGATGGTAGAATAGTTGTAGATGAAACTAAACTTGCTGATCTTGCTGAATCAAAAGCAAATATTATTGATGCTCATATTAAATATGATATAGCCGTAGCAACTGGTGATAAAATTGCACAAGATGCTTTAGCAGAAGTATTAACATTTAACTACCTTCATCCGTTTTTACAACAAGAAGGTGGTTATGAAGTTTTTAAAGAACATGTTCCTCAATTAGAAGAGGCTTGGGCAAATCAATACGAACAAGTAAATGGTGTAAGACCAAGCGAAGAAGCAATAAAAAACTTTGGTACTTCTTTAAAAAATAAGGCTGAAGATTTTAATACTATGTATAAAGAAATTGAGTCTACTCATTTACCAGAAAGATTTGTTACAAGTTCTAACCGAGAAGAATATCAAGAATGGAAAGGTAAATTGTTTTCAGATAAAGTTAATGTTGCTTTACAGTATCGTGGTGTTGAAAGAACTAAAAAAGAAATAAGAGAATTATCTGGTACAATTTCTGCTGAGTTATTAAACGAGCAAATGGAGTTTGAAGAAAGAAAAGAAAAAGCAAAAGGTACAAAAGAATATGATGACTTAGTTTATGAACCAGATCCTATAAAAATAATAAAATTAAAATTTCTAGAAGAAAATAGAAAACGTGCTGAAAAAGAACTTCCTAAATTAAAAGAACAATATTTAAAACTTTTTACTAAAGATGGTATAACAACACATTATCTTAATTTTAAAGATAATAAAAAACAGTTTAAAGAATCTGCTGCTGAAGCATTAAAAACAGAAGCAGAACAACTAACTAACAACCAACAAGAAGTTGTTAATATAAATAATGTTAAAACTGAAGCTTTACAAAAAGGTTACACCGAAAATGATGTTGTGCTTTTTGAAAATGAAGAAGGAAAGAGATACAGTATGGTTACTGAAAATAATGAACAATTTATTTATAACGAAAAGGGTGAGAAGAAAAAAGTAACAAGTAAACTTTTAGAAAATTTAAAGTTAACTATTGTACCAAAGGAAAAAGTTTTAGAAGAACAAAAACTTGCTAATTTAAATGAAGCAAGAGAGGCTAAGATAGCAATTATAAATGAAATTGTTACTTACAGAGAAGAGTTATATAGTAAAACAGTTGATGATATTAAAAAAACAAACGAAGAACTTTTAGAGGTACAAATACAGTTAGAAAAATTTACAAAAGAATTAACTTCTTTAAGTAAATTAAGAAATAAAAAAACTGCAATAAAAAATATAAAAAGTGAAATTTCTAAAGTAGAAAAATTAGAAAAAGAATTAACCGAAAGATTAAAACACTTACAAGATTTAAAATTCCGTTATGAAATATTATTAGATGAATATAAATTATATGAATCTTATTTACAACAAGCGGATATAAGTTTTAACGAATTAAAAAATATTGTAGAAAAAAATCTTTTAGATTCTATTAAAAATGATTCACAAACTATTAGTAATGATATTGTAGAAACACAAAAAGCAATAGATAGAATTAATAATTTAATAGACGAAGTTCAGAAAAAATTAAATACTGCTTTAGAAATAAAAAATAAATTAACTGAATACTTAAATTCAGGAGTTGCGTTTAATTCTACATTCTTAATTTTATTAACAAAAGAAAAAGAATTATTAAATATGTTAAATGATATTTTTGATTTTACTTTAGATAGTAAATTTATAGACAACATAAATGAGTTACTCAAAACTTCCAAAATAAGTGATCTTATTAATGATCCTAATTTTAAAAGTAGATTTTTGGGCAGAGCATCTGAAGTTGCTAGAAAAATTAGTTCTTATAACGCAAACAAATATTTTGGTAAACCTACTATAACTAAAAATGATGTGTTATCACTTTTAAGTAGTAAATTTGCAGAAATATCTGAAGATGTAGAAAGATTAGGATTAGAGGCAAAAGAAAGAAATGATATAAAAAATCAAGTTGCTCATACTTCTTCTGAAGTTGATTCTCTTCAAAAACAACTAAATGAATTATTAGAACAATTAAATTTACAAAATTTAAATAAACAGTATTTAGTTTTAGAAGAAATTAATAAAGAGAAAGTAGAAAAAAGATTTAGTGATATTATTACAGAAGGTTCTGCAAAAGAACAGATACATACACAAAAAGAAATTACAAACGAACCTACTGAAAAACCAGAGAATATATCTGAAGTCTTTGCTGAAAGACAACTTGGTATAAATCGTTATGTTGTAGGTGGTTTAAATATATTATACGAAACAGAAGGAAAAAACAAAGGATTTGATGTTTTAAATGAAGAAGGTTTACCTGTTCAAAATACCAGTGTTTATCAACAAGCATGGTATAAAATAATGGACAAAATTGCTTCTGACCCAAAAGATAAAATTTCTAATTATAACTTGGTTATTTACAAAGCAAAATATGACGATTCAAATGAATTAGAAAAAGCAATTGCAGAGAATAATCCCAACCCTTCAAATCGTACAGATTCAGATTTGTTTGCTATTCTTTTAGATGAGAATAACAAACCCGTTATGAGCGACACAAACGCCTTTGTATTCACTTCAATTTGGAAACCTGAGGTGTTATATGGTGAGAAACCAAGAATCGCTCCTGACGCAATTTTACAGCCTTATTTGTCAAATTTAGGTATAGCATTTACACCTTATAAAACATTCTCTCCTTCTAAATTAAAGAAAGCAGATTTAGCAAAAATTAATAAACATTTACAAGTAAAAGAAGGTAATTTTACACTAGAACAATTATACAACGCTGCTTTAAAAGAGGCAAGAGAAGAATATACAAATTGGTTTAATTCAATTGTTGATTATAATAATGAAGGTGCAAAAGTATATGTAAAACCAGAAGGTATTACTGGTGGAAAACCTTTACAAAAAAGAGATAAAGATCGTAAAATAATTTGGGGTAATGTTTTAACAAACGTTCCTAAAATTAAATTAACAAAAGGTACTGGAAAAGATAAACTTACGGGAGCTAAATTAATGATTGTACCAAGATCTGGTCAGTTAGTTCTTTCTAAAAATGTTATTATCCCTGGGCATCCTGGTGATGTAGTTATGGTTTTAAATAACGAAACTAATATTGTTCCTGTTAAGTCTAGAAATGTAACAGACGAAGAAGCAAAATTAGTATTGTATTTATTATCAGAAGGAGACAAAGGAAGTAATGCTGTAGTTCCGTTGCCTAAAGGAGTTACTTATAAAGTAGGTAACACTGAAATCAAAGATAATGTTGCTATATTCTTTTATCAAACACAGGATAAAAGTTTAAATGCTCAACTTAAAAACTTTGGTTTACTTCACTCTATTATTAATTATGGTCAAAAAACAAAACAAGAAAATGAAAGTGAAGAAGATTATCGTAAAAGAAACAAAGGAACAATATATGCTGCTACAAAAACCAAAAGGGTTATATATACAGATTTTCAAGGAAACTCTCACGTAGTTCCTATTTCGGATATTAAAACAGCATTTGCTACTAATAATTTTAGTAATCCTAAAGTTGCGGCATTGTTTGAATTTTTAAAACAAAAAAGATTCAATATTAGCCAAAACTTAATAGAACAAAATAATAAATTTCCTTATCCTAAATTAGTAACAAAAAGAGACAACAAAGGCAATTTAACTTATGAAGTTTCTTTTGATAATACGAAATCTTATTATGAAGTGTTACTAAATGGAGATAATCCGGTTCTTTCTACTAATCTTGTATCTGATCCTAATTACCCTCAGTTTGTTCAACGTAATTTGTTTTTTAATCCTATGATTACTACTACTGAAAAGAAAACAACAAAAAAAGAAACATCAAAAGAAAAAGTTATTAAGAAAGAAGAAATTGTTGAAACTTCTCAAAAAACAGTAGAAGAATCTGATAATATGCTTCCTGATTTAACAGCATTTAATTCTTTAACAGATATAAGTGAACCATTAAGTGGTACAGATGAAGAAATATTAGCACAAGTAATGGCGGCAGAAAGAGCGGCACTTATGAATAGTGTTTCAATGCCAATTACATCTGATGTTTTAAAAATAGATAATACCGAAGTAGCTGAGGAATTAAATGAAAATGTAGAAGAACAAGAAACTTCTGGTTCGTTAACTAGTTTAAGTGATATTCCTGATTTAGAAACAGGATTAGAGTATATGGATAAAGTTTATTCACCATCAGAATTGTTAACATACAAATTAAAGAGTGGTGAAATCACTCAAGATTGTAAATGAGTTGCACATACACTTATAAAAACAAAAAGTATAGTAAAGATAGGTTGTTAAGAAAATTAGCAACTGAATCTTTAGAAAATAAAAATCAGGATCAGTCTATTCAATGGTTAAAAGACAAATTGGGTATGACTGATTCTGAAATTATTATTGTAAAAGGACTTATTGATAATAAGTCACTTGGTAGATTTACGAAAGATGGTAGGATATTACTATCAAGTTTTGCAGATGAATCTGTTGCTTATCACGAAGCATTTCACAGAGTCTTTGGATTATATTTGAATAATCAAGAAAGAAAGGATTTAATTGAACAATTCAAAAAAAGAAAAAACTGGAAAGAATTATTAAACCCATATAGAGAACTTTATGGTAATGAAAGAGATGGTATAAGTAAATCTTTTAGTTCTGAAGCAGAAATGAATAGATATTACGATATACTTATTGAAGAATATCTCGCAGATGAATTTTCTGATTATATTCTTAACGAAGAGTATAATCTGGATCAACCAACCAAAAGCATTTTTGATAGAATTATTAATTTCTTAAAAACGCTTCTTGGTTTAAACAAAACAAATATTAAAAAATTATATCGAGATATTGCTACAAGTAAATTTAAAAATGCAAAATTATCTTTTCAACCATATCGTAAGTCCGCAGATAAGATCTTGATTCAAGGATATGAAATGAGTGTTTCTGAAAAAAATGAAATAGCAGATGAAGTTACTAGACAAATTATAAGTAGAATTGTTAATACTTCAGCAAAATCTCTTGATGATTTTGTTTCAGGAAGAAGTATAATTAATGATTTTGTTTTGTTAAAACGCGTATTACAAGAATCTATTTTACCAATATTAAAAAATTCCAATCCTGATTTAGCAAAGGCAGTTGAAAAAGATTATATTTTCGCTTTTCAGACAAAACCTGCTAATAGTTTAATATATAATTTTTATAAAGATAAATTACAAAGATTAGGTTTAAGTTCTTCGGTTGCAGAAAATACTAATGATGTACAAGATATAGAAGATTTAAGTACAGATCAAAATGATATGGAAACTCCTAATACAAAAGGGGAGTTTACTTCTGCTATTGAAGTAGATCCTAAATCTAATTTATCTAAACGATTAAAAATTGTACTTGCTTCTTTTAGTGAACCTTCACTTAAAACTGATTTAGGTTTTCCTAAACCTATTTTGTGGAGTCAATCATTTTTAAAAATTGCAGAAACATTAGCGGGAGTTCCTACTGAAGAATCTTTAGATGTTTTAAGAGCAAGCAATCTTTCTTTTAAAAGTCAATTACTTGCATTTATAAATAAAGAAGATAGTGCAAGTCAGAATTTTAGAAATGATTTTATTAGTAGTTTAAGCAAAACAATTAATAATTTTAACATTGTTGAATTTAAAGATGGAGACTTTGTATTTTTTAATGCAAATAATAATACTAAAGTTGACAAAATAATTAAAATTTGGCAATCAGACTTTATTAAAACTATAACAGAATATGGTTTTAATAACTGGAAATCTAAAGTAGAAGATTTAAATAAAAATACCAAAATGACATCAAAAGATGTAAAAGATATTTTGGGAATTGATTTAAACGAAGAAATAGATTACCATAATTTAATTTATAGAATAACAGATACAATAAAAAGATCTGGCTTTAGTAATACTAAACAACCAGATTACTCCATGCTTTTTTCTTCGTTAGATATACAAGGAAGCATAAAAGATTTAGCAACTTTACAATCAGAATTTGAAGATGCAACAGATCTTATGGTGTATGCAATGGGTAAAAAGATTTATGGGCTTGGTTTAAATACGCACGTTACTAATGTTATAAATAGAATTGCTTATGCGCAAAAACAATTTACTGAAAAAATGTCTATTTCAGAAAAATTAGATATTTTAAAACAATATGCGCCTTATGTAGTAAGTGATTTTAATATACGTAACAAAGAAAGTAAAGAACCAATAATTACAAACCCATGGTTATCAGAAATATTAGAAGGAAAAAAATTACAAGTTAATATTATTTATAACTTTCAAAATGAAACTGGAGACCAGTTAGAAATTTCAGATCTTGATGAAACAGATCTTCATACTCTTTATTTAAATGGTTCTTTATCAGGAATGACGTTTAGTTTAAAACACTCTGATAGAAGTATTTACTATGCTTATGGTTTTCAAGGTTATACTTCTCCTCTAGTAAATCCTCTTCCTCAAAATGGTTACAAAACAGAAGATGAAGTATTAAATTATCTTGCTGAATTTATGGCCGATCAAATTAATACTGAATTAGATCTTGCCAAAAAATATAAAGAAGAATTTATTGCTTTTCAATATTTTGGCAAAAATTATGATAAACCTGGAATAGCATCTATTATAGGTGAAGAAAGATGGAAACAATTGTTAAATGGAGATACTCTTAATAAAAAAGATATAAAAGAAATAAAAGATAAATTAGTTGATAAATATTATAAAGATTATCTTTCAGAATTAAACAAATGGAACGTTTTAGAAAATGGTATTGGTAAATCTAAGTTATCCAATTATTTAGGTAACAAAGAATTAGCAATAGCAACTGCGTTTGTAAACGAAGTAGTAGCACACATTAGTGAAAATAGGTTATTTAATAATGACATGAGATTTTATAAGAATCCCACCGATTTTTTTAAACGTCTTGCACCTACTAGTTCTACAGGACAATCATTAGTAAATGATTCTTCTACAAATGAAAGGATTAAAAGAGAAACTGCTGCATTACGAGAGATTAAAATATACAATCCAATTACTAAAAAAGAAGAAGTAATTGATGAATATAATCTTGCACCAGATGGTCAAATGAGAGGGATTACATTAAAAGAAAATGAATCTTATGTATCTCATTTAATGGATTTGGCAATAGATAATGAAGGAAATCCAATTATTTCAAAGATTACAGGAAAGCAAGAAAGTAAAATATTTATGATTTATGAATATAATTTGCTTGCTGATTTCCCTAATGAAGATAAATCTAAATTAGAAGCAAAAATTAGAAATTATGAATCTAAGTATAAAGGTTTAAATGAAAATGATGGTCAATCATATATGAACATTATTGCTTTTAAAAACTACATGATACGTTTAGGTCAATGGACAGAAGGTATGGAAAATGTTTTTAAAGCAGAAATGCAAATTATGAAAGCCAAAACAATTGAAGATGTATATGATATTGAAATTGAAATTAGAGGTAAAATGGTTAAAGTTTTTGAGATCCCTGAAAAACAACAGTTTTATGAAAGAATAAGTAAAAGAACTGTAGGGGAAGGAGAAAATCAAAAAGAAATACCAGTATTTGAACAATTTCATCCATTACATACATTAAAAACACAATACTCTGGTTTTACACAATCAGAGCAATATTTAAAAGAAGTAGGTAAACAGTTTTTTGATACTAGTATATTTAAAACATCTCAGCACGTTTTAACACCATCTAACATCATTGGTACTAATTTAGCATTAATGAATTTAACAATGATTAAGAATGGTATTGATATTATACATATGGGTTCTGCAAATAAAGTTGGTGGTGTAGATCCAAAACTTGCCGCACAACATTATGGTAAGCAAGAACAATTTTCAAATAGAAAACATATCAAAACAATAGAAGAAAGAGGTTTAGAATTTTATAACGAAAAAGGAGAATTTAATTACGAAGCAATAGACGAAAACACCGATATTATTTCTTATTTATTTGATGTTAACTTTATGAAAGACCAGGTTAAAATTGGTAATAAAGTTAAAGATGAAATCAAAGGTAGCACTCAATCATTAAAAATTATATTATCAAACCTTATTGTAAATGGTAAAGAAAGATTTGAAGGTGCTAAAGAATTGTTAGATGAATATAAAGAAATTATTAATAGAATTGTTTCGTTAAATGTAGAAGAATTAAACGAAGAACTTCAATCTGATGGAAGAAATTTTGAATCAAAAGATCAGTTAAAAGAAGCATTACTTACTTCTCAATTAGGAAAAGGTGCTCCTGAAAATATATTAAATGCAATTGAAAATTTTATAGAAGATCCTATTTTTGAAAGAATGTCTAATAAAGAAAAAATAGAAAACATTCTTTATTCAATAATTACAAATACAGCAATTACATTTAAAAGACCAGGAAACGCTTATCCACAAACAGCAGTAACTGGTTATGAACCTGCTGGGAAAAGAATTGTTAGTTTAGAAAACAATAATATTGTAGCAAGATCAAACCAACAATATGTTAATGATCTTGCTGAAGTAAATTCAGTGCTTAAATTTTATGACGCTACATTTGATAAAGATGGTAAAGTTACTAAAATAGATCCTGCTGAAGTAATAATTCCTTTGCCTGACTATTGGATAGAACCAGTATTAAAAAAATATAAAACTAGAAATATTGCAAAAGCAATAAATCAACTTAATAAAGATATAGAAAATGGTAAAGTAACAAATGAAGTTGTTTTTAAAGCACTTCGTATTCCAAATCAACAGTTGTCTTCAAATGATATTATGAAAGTTAAAAAGTTTATGTTACCAACAATGCAAGCATACGCTATTATACCTTCCGAAATGGTAGTAAAAACAGGTGGTGACTTTGACATTGATAAACTTAATATTTATTGGAATGAATTTAAAGATGATGAAACTTTATCAGAATCCGAATTAAAAAAATATAATTTTTACGCAGAAACTGCAAAATCAGTAGGAGAAGAACCTTTATCAATTGATACTTGGATGAGCATCAATGGTAAAAAAAGATTCGAAGCAATTGATACTGATTTTTTAATTAAACAATCTGGTTTAAGTAATAAAGATTGGATAAAACAACAATCTAAAAAACCACTGTATTCAAGATTATTAGAATTAGAAAAAAGAATTTTATTACATCCTAATAATGGACATCATTTGTTTATGCCCATTGTTGATGATATTATTGCATCAACTAAAACTGGAGTTTATGGTAAAATTTATGTTGGAGTAGAAGGTAACCCTGCTACAGATTCTGCCGATTTAATTAATTCTTTAATGCCATATACACAAGTAAAAAATGGTTTGATATTTGTAAAGGGTAAATTTGGAGTAGGTATTGTAGCACTTGCTATAACTGGACACTCAACTTCACAAGCAGATAGTGTATCTTTAAATAATTTTTATTATGATGCTTTAGAGGATCAAACAAAAGATACAATGTTAAGATTTGAAGGATTAGAAAATAATTACTCACTTGATAATTATACAGACAATGAGAACAATATCATTACCGAAATGCTTTCTCAATTACTTACAACACAAGTGGATAATGTTAAAAATCCAGTTGGTATTAAACTCGGAATTAATAACCAGACTCTCAATATTGTTGAATACCTAAATAGAAGAGGTGTCGGTCCCGAAACAATAATTGCATTTATAAAGCAACCACTTATTCAAGAATATTTAGTTGCTCAACGTATAAATGAATCAATATTATATAAATCTAACAATTTAGAAAAAAAGAAAGCAGATTTAATTAAAACTATTTTATCTAAACATTATACAGAAGAACAAATAAAAGATTTATCTTTTCCCGATACTGCATTTATTAAAAAAGGTAATTTAATAAACGGTATTAAAAATAAATCTTTTGATATAAACCAATTGCATTATTTTGCTTATTTTCTTGAACTATTAAATCAATCAAGAGCATTATCTGATTTTAGCCAAGAACAAACAGCAGATACAAAAGCAATAAAAAATAAAACTGGTTACGAACAAGTAATTTCTTTAAAAGAAAAATCATTAAAAAGCGAAATTGTACCTGTAGAAAAACAAACAGAAGTAAGAAATACTGGTGTTATTTCTGCATTTACAAAAGCAAGAGAATCTTATAAAACCAAGTTTAATGAAATGTATATTACTAATCATCCTAGTATAAAACCAAAATTTGATGCGTTAAAAGATGTTTTAGTAAGATTACAAAAAACTAAAAACAAAAAAGAAAGAGTTGGTACTACTTTTGAAAATGATTTTATTTTATATTTTGCTATGAAGTATATTCTTCCAAAAATAGATTCAAACTATTACAACACGCTATTTGGTTTACAAGGACAAAATTCTTTAGTAGAAAGAATAAAAGAAGCAAAAGAAAATTTACCAAATAATTTAGTTTTAAATGCATTTCTTCCGTTGTTAAAAACCAGAATTGATGAATATACAGAATCTTATTTAAATAACTTAAGATTGTTTGAAAGGGAAATAAATAACGCAGATGCAAATGATTTAATCAATTCAATGAAAGAAATTGCAGAGATAGATTATAATTTGTATCGAGATCTTGTTGTATTTTCTTTAATGCAATCTGGATTTAATAATAGCCCATTCAATTATTTAAAAGTAGTTCCGGTTGGTTTAAATAACGAAAAAGATAAACGTGAAGAATACGAGTTTATTTTAAATGATATTATGAATGATGCAATTAAAGAAATTAATAATTCTATTGCAAAAAATAATATTGAATTTGAAATTGAACAGTTCTTTGATGAATTTCAAAGAAATAATCCTCAGTATCTTCGCAAGAATGGTTGGAGAGGATACCCTTTAAATTATACAATTGGTTTTAAAGGCGGTGCTTTACAATTATTTAATTACAATCCAGATAATTATAAACAAAAAGAAAGAGCAGTTATATTGGGTTCTACTTATCATAAAAGATATGGGGTAAGTAATTTGTCGTTTATTAGACCAATTGAACCAGAACAAAATGAAGATAAAGTTGTTAATTCTTTTGTAGGAATGTTAGGAGATTTAATTAATAAAGAAACAGATCCACAAACTAGACAAAAACTTGGTTCTCAATTAGATTTATTTAGCGTAGTTCTTTCGGCTTCTTTAAAAGGACAACCAATTCCAGCAGATCAATTTAGTAAAGGTAAAAAGGGTATAGGTAAAGAAATTAATTCTTATCAAAATGCTTTAGAATTTGCTTTAACTAATCCTATATTTACTACTCCAACTGGTCGTGTATGGACAAGAGAATGGACAAAAGAGCAAACTAGATGGAGAGGTAATATGAGTCCAGGAATAAGATTTAAAGATAAACAATATAGAGATGTTGAAGAAGCATATCAAAAAAATAAACATGAATATCCAATAGGTGAAGCTAGAGATAATTTTATGCTAACTCTTCTTGAAATAAAACTTAAAACTTATCCTAAACTTATAGAAGGTATTGATTCTAAAGGTGGTTTAAGTTATCTAACTGATTCTACACATCAACCTACTAAGCAAAATTCACATTGGGAAACTGGTGGTAATAACATGTTTATTAGATTGCTGGCTCAAGCATACATGAATGTTAAAAAAGTAAGAGAATATACCCCGGATAATATAACTAACCTTAAACCCAATGAAGTATTTGTATTTGGTAGTAATACTGAAGGTAAACATGGCAAAGGTGCAGCACTTACTGCTAAGCAGAAATTTGGTGCAGTTTATGGTCAATCAGAAGGATTACAAGGACAATCTTATGCTATTATAACCAAAGATTTAGCAAAAGGTGAAAAGAGTATAACATTAAGACAAATACAGACTGGTTTAGAAAGATTTGTATCTTTTGCTAAAAAGAATCCAGAATTAAAATTTTATGTTACTAAGTTGGGTAGTTCTCTTGCTGGTTATTCTGTTGAAGAAATAAAAGGAGTATTTGATAGTTTGTTTAATATACCAGATAATATTGTTTTACCAAAAGAATATGAAGTTAGAGATAAACCACAATTAAAAGTAATTTCTGGTGGACAAACTGGTATAGATAGGTTAGGTCTTGAAGTAGCAAAGTTTCTTGATTTACAAACTGGTGGTACTACTACTCCTGGATTTATTACAGAAAAAGGAAAAGATGAAACCCTTAAAGATTTTGGAGTACAAGAAATATCAAGAGAATTACAAGGTGGTAAAAGTGGTTCTGAATTCTATTTACCAAGAACAGAACAGAATGTAGTTAATTCTGATGGTACTGTTTATTTTGCTACTGAAGAAGACAGTGCTGGTAGAAAGGCTACAGAAAGATTTGCTAAAAAACATAAGAAACCTTTCTTGCTTAATCCTACTTCTGAAGAAATGATTGAATGGATACAAAGTAATCAAATTAGAACTCTTAATATTGCTGGTAATAGAGGTAGTAAACTTGATGATGTTCAATATTTAAACTATAGAAATCTTTTATTTCGTGCCCTTAGTGTACCATTTACATATAATACACAACCACAACAATTAGGATTATTTGATAATGCTCAAGAATTGAAAGTAGAAGAAGATAATGTAGAAACAAAATTAAATGCTGAACATGATTCTTTGTTTCCTCAATATGAATATTTTACAAAAGAACAAAAAGAAGCAATGGCTAAGGTTGTAGCCCAAAATGAAACACCAATAGAATGTAAATTCACTCCCGGAAAAGGTAGTGGTAAATTTGGAAGATAATGCAAAACATTTCACAAAGAGTAATAAACCTTTTAAATTATCGAATAGAACAAGAAGAATATAGCAGCCGTTTATATAAGTCAATGGCTATTTGGTTAGAATATAACGGGTATTTAGGTGCTGCTAAATTATGGAATAGATATAGTAAAGAAGAATTAGAACATGCTGAATGGGCTTATGAATATCTGTTAGATTTAGATATTATGCCTAATGTACCAGCGTTGTTAAAACCAGAAAGTGAGTTTGCTGGACTTGTTGATATATTACAAAGATCATTTGATCACGAAACTCTTATAACTAACCAATGTCAAAACTTTGCTTCAGAATCATTTAAAGATGCTGATTTTATGGCTTTAGAATTAGCACAAAAATATTTAAAAGAACAACAAGAAGAATTGTCAAAAACAACAAAATGGTTGGATAGAATAGAAGCATTTGGTACTACAAATGATGTGCTTAGATTACTTGATAACGAATTAAGTGAAGAAGCATAATGGAAATTAAAGTAATAAGAAAAGAGTTCCTTCAAGATAGATGCTTGGGGGAACTCTATATAGATGGAAAATATTTTTGTAATACTTTAGAAGATACTGACAGAGGTCTTAATAAAGATATGAGCAATAAAGAAATTGATGATATTAAAGTTGTAGGAAGCACTGCTACTCCAGCAGGTAAATATCGTTTAATTTTAAGTTATTCTATTAAACTTAAAAGGTTTCTTCCCTTACTTTTAGATGTACCAAGAGGAAAAGGTGTTCGTATTCATAAGGGTAGTTCTCCAGCATATACTTCAGCATGTATATTAGTTGGTTTTGGAATTAGTAAAAAGAAAACATTAACTGGTATAAAACAAGCAGAAGAAGCATTAATAAAGTTATTAAAGATTGCTAATTTAACGGAACCATTATACATAACAATTCAAAGAGATAAATAATGGCATGTAAGGCTAAAAATCCTTTAGAATTAAAGAATTTAATTGAAAATCAAAAAGCAATATTTGATATTAAACCAAATCAAAAAGCAGAAGATACTGTTAGTAATCTTTCTTATACTACTGAAAATTTTATAAAAAGAGAAGGTCAATATAGTACGATAGAAAATAATGCAAAAGTAAAAACTACTATTACTACTCGAATTGGTGAATGGTATAACAGACGTTATCCACAAGTTAAAAGTAATGAAAGAGAAAAGTTTTTAAATCAAACTGCTGAAGTTGGAAATATAATACATGAAACAAATGAGTTTATTATAATTGATATTTTAACACAATTAAATGGATTGGATGTTAACCAATCATTGACGGCTCTTGCTTCTTTAAATATAAACGATAAAGAAGGTCTAAAAAAAATAAGAGAAAAATATGGTTACGATTTAAATCCTCAAGTTTATGATAATTTAATATCTGGTTTAAAAACTATACTAAATAGTATATATCGTAGACAAAGAGAAATTAATAGAAAAACTGGTAAAAACGAAAATGTAACAATATTACCAGAACAAATTATTATTGATTCACAATCCGGTATAGGTGGTACTGCGGATTTAATTGCAATATTTAGTAATAATGATGCTGCTGTTTATGATTTTAAAACTAAAATTCCAAACAGCAATAAGAAAAATCCAGATGGTAGTATAAAAGCAAATGCTGAATTAATAAATGCTGGAGATAAAGAACGTTATTCTATGCAAGTAACTAATATTGCAAAGATTTTAAAACAACGTTACGGTGTTAGAAATGTAGTTTTAGGAAGAATTATCCCAATTCGTATAAATATGAAACCGTGGGATAAAGCGACAGGATTATACCCAAAAAATATTGTAAATGTTGCAATTGGTTCAGAACAAGATTCTAAATTAGATCAAATTACTTTACTTCCTGAAAAAACAGGTTTTGAAGATTTAGATAAATTTTTGGTAAGTATAGAAAAAAGAATTAGATCTTTAAAAGAAAAAGCAAAAGATAATAAAGATAGAAGGGGAGAATATATTAATACAGTAAGAGAATTAGAAGCATCTCGTGATCAAATTTTACATAATCATAACTTTAATAAATTATTAGATTACGTAAAAAAATTAAACGAAAAAATTACAGATGATTATGTAAACTCATTATCATTTGCTGATTTAAGAGATGTTATATCTGAATTAAAAGTTTTACAACTATTATCTGAATCTACGTTTGAATATCGAAAAAGTTTAAAAAATCGTGGTATTAACTTAGATCAAATACAAATGTTTGAAGCAAATGTTGGTTCTTTAATTTCGGTAACTACTGATAAAATTGCATACTTAGAAGATATCTTATATAAAGATAAAATAGCAGATTTAATAAAAGAATTAACTGGATATAATATTCTTGATGAAGAAGGTAATATTCAATCATTTGAATCAGAAGGATACTTAGGTAAATATTTTAATCGTTTAAGTGAATTTAATAATCCTTTGTTTCAAACTTTAAGATCTAAATTAGATAATATTCAATATGATATAAGAGAAAAAGTAAATAAAGTTGTTTCCGAAGTACAAGAAAAAGAAGATGCTATATATTTATGGATGAAGAAAAATAATAAAGAACAGAAATGGTTAATAGATACTTTAATAGATAAGCAAACAGATAATTTAGTTCAAAAAAGAAGTAAAGAATTTTCTGAAGAATTACGTTCTATTAAAAAAGAAGGTAAATTAGATAAGATTTTAGAGTATTACGAACCTAATGAATATTATAATGATTGGTATGAAAAAACCAAATCTACAATTGTTAACAAAGAATCATTAGAAAAATTTGAACAATCGTTTAATCTAAGTTTAGAAAAAAATGGAAAACCTAAATATCCTAATGCATGGCTGCAACAATTAAGTGCAGGTCGCTTAAAAGTTAAACCAAGTATTGATAATAAACATATAAGCAAAGAGTATGCGTATATTCATAGTATTCCGGAACTTGCTAATTATTATGACATGTTTATTAAATATAATCGTGAATTTAGAGATAAGTTGGGTGTAGAATATTTTAATTTACCTGATAATTTTGTCCCAAATATAAGAAAACAAGCAATAGATCGAATAGTAGAACATGGACCCTTAAAAGGCATTAAAGAAAGTATTGATGATTTTATAAAAGATATGGAGGTACGTCAAGATGATATGTTTTTTGGTGATATAGAAGATGGAAGGTTAACTAGAAAAATACCTAGGTTTTTTATTAATCCTTTTAGAGATTCTAATGATAACCTCATGATAGGCGAAAAAAGTTACGATCTTGGCAAAAGTTTGATTTTATTTTCTAAAATGGCTTATAATTATGAATTAATGTCAAAACAAGAATCAGAAATATTAGGATTGCGTGAATTTTTATCTGAAAAGGCAGAAGAATTTATAAGACGTGGTGGTAAAAATATTGAAGATTTAGTTGGTAACAAACTTTCTATTAATATTGGTAATACAGATTTAAAAGATATATTTAACGCTTATGTTGATATGTATCTTTACGGTATTCACTTAGAGCCAACTTTGGGAGATAAAAGTGGTAAATGGGAAAAACGTATAATGTTAGCAAAACAATATTTTACTATGAAATCTCTTGGTCTTAATTTTATTGCAGCATCAGGTTCTTTATTGGCCGCTAAAACTGCTGCAAGTATAGAGGGATTTAAAGGTGTTATTTATAGTAAAGATCAATACAAAGAAGCACTAACTGACGCTTATAAAAACAGAGATAAATTTCTTGCATTAAATGCTTTTTTTGATCCTATGGCTACTAGATATGAAAATTTTAGTATAACAAAAGAAAATAAATTAGGGGAAAAACAAGTAGGTAAACCTTCTGATAGAAATTTCATTAAAAAGTATGTTACTACAAGAACGTTGTTAAGACCATTTAGTTATGGTGATGAGACAATAGATGAAGTAATTACCGTCTCTATGTCTAAAAACTTTTATGTAGATGAAAATGGTAATTTAAAAAGATTTAGAACAGAAGAAGAAAAAACTAAATTTGCAAATAGAAGTATTTGGAACTTATTTAGTTATAATAATGAAGATGCTAAATTAGATATTGAACCAGAAAAACTTAAAAATGTCATTATTTCTTTTAGGCGTGCTATACAAGAAGGACAATCTAAAATTAAAGGTACTATACCAGAAGAAGATAAAGCATATTGGCAAAGTCAAATTTTAGGTCAAGTAGTAATGCACTTTAAATCCTGGATGCCAGGATTAATAAAAGAAAGATTCGGAGATTTGCGTTACAACACTAATATTCAATCTGTTGATATAGGAAGATATATTGCTGCCGGTTATGAGTTTAAAAACGTAGAACAATATGCAGCAGTTGATTTTATGACAAAAATTGTAGTTCCAAAACTTGGAGAGTTTGCAAAACGATTATTATTATTTTCTAATAATTCATTTAATGACAAAGAAAGAAAACTTGAAGCATTTAATGAATGGTTAGAAAAAAATCCTCATTTTGAAGATAAAATATCTTTTGAAGAATTTTTAGAATTGCAACAAAAACAAGTACATGCTATGGTAGTTGAATTACGTATTATCTTAGCATTTGCTGCTATAATGATGGCTTTAGGTGGTGATTGGGATGATGATGGAGAAGCCGATTATAAAAAATATTATATGGCAAAAGTAATGATGGCAATTTTGTATAAAACAAATCAAGAACTTACTTTTGTATATAATCCTACTGAGTTTGCTGGCATGATTAAAAACCCAATTCCAATGATTGGTCTTGCAACATCAGCAACAAAAACTATAGGAAATACTTTTGACGAAACTCGTGATGTATTATTTGGAGAAAACAATAAGCAGGATAAAACACCATTAGGATATGAGTCACATAAGTGGATTCCTGGTGCTTACGGTATTTCTAAACTTTTCGGACTTTTCGATCAAGAACCAGAAGCATTATACAAACGATAATAACATGCTAGATTACATTATAAATTATATGAAAAGTAATAATCAAACTATTTTTACAAACCCTTCAGAGTTAAATATAGTTTATGTAGAAGGGATGAATTTAGATTTAAGTTTAAACGCAGATAAGTTTAATGAATGGAATGATTTAAGATTAGTTTTTAGTTATGTTGATGATTGTCCCGAAATTGTATTCAAACAAATTGCTACAACAGAACCAGGAAAACTTGCTACCTTCAATAAAGATAGTATTGCAAGACGGGGTGTAGCAAGAATTGCATTTGGTCAATATTCTTGTTGGAAAATAGGTTATCATAAAGTATCAACTAATAGACGAAATCATCCTGCTTTAATTCAATGTAGTCCTCTACCTGTTTATAGAGATTTAAATAGAGACGGTTCTAGAATAGGTGATGTTATTTATACAGGAATGTTTGGTATAAATCAACATGGAACTAGAATTGGTTATAATGATAGTAATAAAAACGGAGTAGAAAATTGGTCAGAAGGTTGTTTAGTAGGAAAAGATTGGAATAAACATATTGAATTTATAAATTTACTCAAACAAGACCCCCGCTTTAAAACAAACAATGAATTTATATTTACCACAACCATTATACCGGGGGATCAAATTAATACTACTGATTCTTTGGTTTTCAACTAATTGTTTTTCTCAAAACGGATTATTTTTATCCGCATCTGTAGGTACAAAAAACGAACAGTTTTTAAGATTGTGTTTAGAACAAGGTGCTTCTATTATACACCAAGAATATGCAATACAAGTAAATTACAAAGGTGATGTTTATGTACACGCAAAAGTAGGATTTGGTATTGATAGAGAAAAATGGGCTGCTTTTGTTTATTTTCCTTTTATGAATTTACATTTAAATAGTGGAAAATACAATACACCATTTAGTGCTGAAGTATTTTATAGAAAAGGAAAACGTGATAAATGGTATATACCATATTTATCACTTAATGCTGATATTTATAAAGATAAAGTTATACCTACCTTAAGAATAAAATATCGACTTATACGTTAGAAGGTATAAAAAAAAGAGGAGACTTACTTATGTAGTAAGTTTCCTCTTTTCATTTTTTTATTTAATTTTTGACAATCTAGATTTTAAAGAAAGGTAATTTTCATAATATTTTTTTGCAACGTTCTCGTTTCTTTCTAAAATATTTTTTCCTTTCGATTTGATTTTTCATATAGTTTAAATAAAAGGGAGACCCACTGTATTGTGAGTCTCCCTTTTTTGTTAACATTTAGACAAACAAATAAGAATAATACAAACAATTGAAACTTTTAAAGCAATTACTGCCATTTCTTCAATTGATTTATTTCCTAGCATTTTATCCAGTAAAGTGTGTTGTACCAGTTCATCGTTTAACAGGTTTTGACCAAACGATATTTTCTTTAAAGTTGTTCAACAATGCTCCTGTTGAAATATCAATAACCCTTTGTTTAAACGGCTCTGGTGTTTTTTTAGTATCATTAGCAAAAATCCAATATTCAGTGATAACGTAATATTCTTTTGCAACAAGCGGCTTGTTAAGATCAGTTACAATAAGTGCTTGGATTTTTGATGTATCGGCTACTTGACCAACTGGATAAATAACTTTAGTAGTTGCACTGTCTTGTTGTGCATTTAAAGAAACAAGAGAAAAAAGTGTAATAAAAATTGAAATGATTAATTTCATAGAATTGATTTTGAATGTTTAGACATGATTGGTTTTATTAACGACACAATATATGCCGGTTTTTGACAAATTTCAAATTCATCTTCCGCTTGACGAATATTTGAAAATATAAGTGGTTCGTTTTTTGAATCAGTATGTATTTGAGGTTTTGACCCTTCAAATACAATTATTAAATATTTCATAGATTTTTTTTACCAGCATAACTCATTGCTGATTTTATAGAATTTATCCAACCCATTAAATAAGGTGAATTGTCTTGATTTTCGGCACCATGTAACCATTCTAATAAAGTCCATCTAACATTAATCCAATTTACTGAACCTTCAGACGGACGCTTATATGTTGTAAGTGTATCACCTGGTGAAAGCGTTAAAGGAAAATTTGAAACTTTATATTGATAAACACCTTCTCTGAGTTTTTGTGCATCAGATTCTAAAGTAATAGTAACACTACCATATGATAATTTATCTCCTTTTTTAAAAATACCACGATCAATAATAATATTATCTCCATTGCAGTTTTCAACTACATAATTTGTTAAATCACTTTTGTATTTCTTCTGCTCTTGATGTGTACTCATTCCTGAGTATTTGACAAACAAGCAATCTTTATCTTTAAACAATATTTCTTGTTGATCTTTATCCTCTTGAATAAGAATCTCATTATCGTTTGAAAAACAAGATTTTTCACCAGCACTTTCCAAACATTGTGCAAATAATTTACCTACCATTACAAGATCTGCTCCTGCAAATAGCAATTTGTTAATAGCAGCATAGCCATTATCATTAAAACCGTATTTATCTTGACATTGTTTAATGTAAGAAGAAATACCATCTGCTACTATTTTTACTTTAGATAAATTAATTGATGAAATTTGATCAATTTCATCAATTAATTTTTTTTCTTTTAAATATTCAATATAGGTTTTTTCTACTTCTCTTGCTCGATAACATTCTTTAATAAGTTTTTCCAAGTTTATCTGTCCAATACCTGTGTTAGAAGTAGTATTACAACCACCTCCACCGCCAATACCAACTCTAATGTAATCTACACCTGTTTTGGCAAGTTCTACAAATGCTTCAACAGAAGCTACATTACCCGCCATTATAATAAGATTGTCTCCATGAATTTCTTTTGCTTTACGAATTGCTTCATGAAGTGCTGGCATATTACCATTTGCAGTATCTATACATACATAGTTTGTATAACTAATATGTTTTGGAGGTTCGTCATCTGAAACATAAATTGTAATAAATTTTTCCAATGACATCGCATTAAAAATACCTTTTACAATATCATAATTATTATTTCTTGGTAAACAAACTTGAATTTTATTATCAAGAAAAAATTGAAAATTATCTTCATTTACTACACTATACATTGGTGCAGTAATAAGTGGTAAAAATCCATTATTATCATAAGGATTTGCTTCATCTCTACTATTTAAACCGATTGATTTTTGTTTTACCATTTTTCTTTATTTTTTTGACATGAACAAAGTTCATTTTTGTAAATTACTTTATTACAATTTGGACAAATAATTGTTTTTTCATCATCATCTTTTTCTTTATTAAAGAAAAATATTTTATTTATCATTTTTAAAAAGTTTAAAGATGAAAGAAACAACAAATATAAATAGCATAAGTCCTACAAAAATAGTCATAATGATTGCTAAATCGGAAATTGAGTTCATTTAAATTGGATTAATACATTAATTTTTCTTCACTACTTAATTCGTCATAAGTATGTATTGTAATATTACTATTTTTTATTTTACTATTTAAGTCATCACCTAACTTTTCTTTTTTTTCTTGTTCTTGTTCTTGTTCTTTTTCAAATACTTCTTTATCAAAATTATCAACAGTCATCTGATTAACCTTGTCTGGTTTCTTTTTTCTGCTAAACATACTTTCAATTAACATTTTTTCTAATTTTTATTAATAAATGATTTACAAATTCTTTATCAACTTCTTTTGGTAAATTTGTTTTATTTCTTAAATTATCTAAAAAAGATAATTTTTTTTCAGCAACATTAATTAGTTCTTGTAAATCTAATTCCCCTTTTCTTATCTTTTTTAAATATTCAGCATTAGGTCTTTCTACATTAAATTCTCCTGTTTTTGCTATTTCCAAACAACAATCTAATAAACGTATGCAATGAAGCATATTTTTACCATCAATCTTTTGTTCATGGTTTTTTACATCAACATATCTATTCTCATTCCTTTCTTTTAACCATGTTTGATATGACAAATAATCTTTACAATGTATGCTGTACGCATCTTTATTATAATACATTACAGTCATTGCCATACATTGTTCTTCTTTAGGAATAGAAGATAATCTAATGTCATTTGATGTTTCAAATGCTATACCTTTATAACCAAGGGGTTTTGCTTCTTTGTCATATTGTGCAATCCAATCATAAAAAACAGAATAACAATTTGGCATATGATTTATTGCAGAAAGACCAACATATTGTTGTTCAAGTTCACTTTCTTTTAACCATTTTTTTACAGAAATACTTTTACCATTTATGTGTACATAACAAAAATCTAATGGGGTCTTTCTTTCAATTTTCTCTTTTTCCCAATTCATTTTTTTAGATAAACCTGTTGCCTTTTTAATTTGAGCATATGCATATCCACCAAATGAATCAAAACATTTTCTTGTAATAAATTGATGCTTATTTTGAAATAATTCTTCAAGAATTGAATTAAATGTAATTATGTGTTTTTTTGGCATAAACAACATTTCCAATATTGTCGGATTTGCTGTTTGTGCTAATTCTAAAAATCTTCGTATTTCATAATAAGTTTCATCTTTCCCAACTTCAATTTGTGGGTTATAATTAAAACCTAAAATATCTTCTGTATTTTGTATATAAATGCCTTTGTAATCAGTATCGCTTTCTGGAAAATCTGTTCCATATGCTTTACTACCTACAAGACATTTATATACTAAATTTACGTTATTCATTTAACATATTTTATTGTTACCATCTAAAAATTTCGTTTTTAGGTAAGGGGGGTATATCAAATTGTGTATGATGTTTTACATCTTCTGCATTTAAAGATGTATGGTAATCATTATTTAGTTGTTCAACATATGTTGGTAAATAATCAGGATTTTTTGTTAAAACTGCAAATATTGGATTTAAAACCTCATCTCTTAATATCTTTGTTGTTTTAGGTATAATTTTTTCTATTGTGGGATTATCATACATTTCTGTATAACTCCCTGTTAAAAACTTATGAATTAAATCCATCGGTAATTTTAAAACAATCATATGTTGATTTCCATTTTTTCCAGAATCAAAAGGATAATCTGTAACATAATATTCTTGACCCCTTAACCAAGAAATTACTCTAAAAAAATCAATTTTATTTTTTTCAATAGAACTATATTTTCCAAAAGCATACTCTCCATTAACATCCATTAAATAGTAAATTTTGTTTTCAAACTTTCTAGAATCTGGTGTTTTGTTAAACCCATAATCTTGAATACCTACACCCAAACAATATAACATTCTCATCTTAGTTATAAATTCTTCTCCGTATAATTTTAAAGACGGAGAAAGATATTTATATGTTCGATTAATAAATATTTTTCCGGGTTTTATTTCAATTTTTTTGTTTACATCAATTAAAGGGAAAGTATTGGCCATTGTTCTATAGTTTCTGTTTTAATGTTATTTAAAAGATAAATAAAAAAATCATAAGAAATAGTAACTTGGGTATTTTCTTCTTTTTTTTGATGACCTCTTCCAGTATTTATTTTATGTATTAAAATAACTGGCATTTGATGTATTAGATTAGATTCGGGAAAATTTTTAGAAATATTTAATTTTATATTTTTGTGTTCTTCTTCAAACTTGGGCCTGTTTTTATTGTAACCAGACTTGCATTGTATTAAAAATGGCACAAAATTAATATCAATTCCCGAATCATCTAACATTTTACTACTAGCCCTAGCAGTTTTACAGTATTTAAAAAAGGGAGAAAGATCACGAACGACTTGTCTTTCCAAGTCATGACCCTTGCGGCGATTATTCATTCTAATTTATTGAAATGTTAAAGGACATAATCCTTGATATTTTAATTGAAAATTGTTATCTTCAATAAATTCTTTACCGAAGATATCGTGACTAATTACCATTTTCTGATATAACAAAGAACGATAATTAATATATTCATTCAACCAATTGGTTATAAAAATACCTTCTTGTGTTTTATCATTAAAAATATTAATTACATCTGATAATTGAATTTTTTCTTTTCCTTCAAGAATTTTTTCGATATTTAATTCAGCATATTGCAACAACGCGCTACAAATTAAAGCCCAAGCAAAAGATTTATAAAAATTAACAGTTCCACTATGATATCTAAATTCAATAGTTTGCTTGCTTTCAAATAAGAAAGGAATTAAATTTACAGCATAATATCTGTTTTCGTAATCCCATTTTTGTCTTCCGTCTTTTACATGTTTAAACAATAATTCTTTTTGTGTTACACAAGTAGGTTGGTGTCCTTCATTTAAAAACATTAAGATAATATTAAATGCTTCATCGACATTAGATATTTTAGATTTATTAAACAAAGACGGCATTTTTTTACAATGATCTTTTATACCGTTTCTTCCGTTACCACCGCTGTTTACACGCTTGTTCGTAAGATACATTAAGTCTCTTTTATAGGGGGGACAAAGAACCTCAAGACTATCCTGAAGACGATAATAAAGCATCCAAAATGCTACAGTAAACGCTTTTGTTTTTTTTATATTACCAAAGTGATAATGTAGCGAACAATTTTGGTTTGTAGAACAATTTTCTTTTGTTTCAGTAAAAATATTTTTGAAAGTATCAAATTGTTTGTCTTTTATAATAACTGATGTATATTCGTGACCTTTAATGCTACCGTCTCTTAATGGCAAAAGACCCAATTGATAAAGTTTATTTTCTGGAATATTGCCACCACTTGTTTCAATTTCAACACCAATTGTGAAATTTCTAAAATATTTATCAAATATGGATTCTTTAAAGTTTTTATTTTTCCAGTTATCATACATTTTTTGCATTTCATTAAAAAACGTATGATCTGCACTATTATAAAACTCTTTAAGGGTTTTATAATTTATTTTATCATATTGTTCTGCAATACCCAATTCAAATCTTTTTTTGTTAATCTCAGACGGTCTTAAAAATCTACCAGTAAATGATTCAAAAGCAATACCTGCTTTTTTAATAACATTTTCATTTATGGTAGTTTTATTTTCAAAAACAATATTAGTATAAATATCTGGTACAAAATAACCTTCTACAAATCCTGTTTTTTCATTGAAATCAACTAACCCCAAGATTTGATTTGTTTTAATGCAATATTCACTTTTACTATAATCCCAAATTACATCGGGATTATTTTTTCTAAACCATGTTGTTTTTTCAGTATTTGGATTAAACAACTCAAAACATTCTCCACTATCCTTTATGTTTTTGATACCCATTTTATAATAAACATCTTTAATTTTTCTACAATAATTTCTGGCTACTTTTTCACCAGTATTTGTAATTACAAAATCATTATTTTTCTTTTCACTTTTTTCTTGTTCTTTCATTATTCAAAAGGTTCTGTTTCCAACATATCATCATATATTAAATCAACATATGCTGGATTTTTTAGTATGTAGTTTAAGACTTCAATTGTTTTTGCAGATTGTTCTTCTGAAAAATTATTAATAACTTTTCCTGCTATGAAGGAAGTTATTGTTCTTTCAATTGCTTTTGTTATTATTTTCAGTTTATTAGTAATAACTAAATTAACTTCAGGAATAGTCTCTTCAGTAAAAAGCTCACGATTTTCCCAATATTTTTCGTCCCATAAATTAACAACTGCTGTTGTTTTTTCTTCATTTTTTGTTTTATCTTCTTGTATCATATTAGTAATCATGTTTTCTCTTGGTATAATTTGATATTTGTTATCAATAATATCAAAAATAAACTGATATGGACTGAAATCAGGATAAACACTTAATTCAACACTTTCAACTGCTCTATTAAATTGATAAACTCTTAATTTATACTCTTTTCTTGTTTCAGAATATTGATAGAAGAAAACAACAGAATTTCTGTCAATATATGGTAAGATTTCGTTGATATGTTCTGGAATTTGCTTTGATTTTTTAAAAATATTTTTCAATGCCTCAATAGCTTCTTCGTTTATAAGTTTTAAACCTTTATAGAAATAATATTCAGAAACGTATCCTGTTTCTTTTTCTTTACCAAAAAAGTCGAGCTTAAACTTTCCAGTAATAGGATGACCATTACGATAATATAATCCTGCGTTGTAATAAATTCTGTTTCCTTTGATTATACTTGCTGGATTTGGCATTGGTGAATTTTTGCTATAATAAACAGTCTTGTTTTTTTCATTAGTCTCATTTTTTTTGCTATAGTCATGATAATAGCCGCTTCTATTGAAATTACTTGTATTGTTATAATAAGTAGTTTCAACTTTATTTTGGATTTGAGATCTATCGTAAACAATTCCTTCTTCAATTACACCATTTGTTACTCTAAACAGTGTATTTGTTTTCATATCGATAATATCCTCTTTCGGTACATCTAAAGCACAGACTAATGCGTTTTCTGTACTGGCAAAATAAAACTTATTGTTTTTATTGTAACAATATAATGGTCTTTCTTCTTTTAACAAAGAACCTTCTAATGATTCACCATGAAACAAATAAATAGTATTAGGGTCGCTTTCTGCATATAAAACGCACGCTGCTGCACCTTTGTATTCAAGAAGAACATCCCAACCATGATGAACAATGATATGACCCAATAATTTAGAATCGACATCAAAATCTGTTTTTTTTAAATTATATTTTTCACACAACTCCTGTTCGTTTGTAATAGTTCCATTTTTCATAAACCAAAAACGTTCACCATCTTTTTCAAACATAAACGGGTGAGCATTATCAATACTATATTTGTTTCCTCTTGTGCTTGATCTGTTATGACAAAGAATGGTATTACTTACCAGTTTTTGTCCTTTTATATTAAAATAATAACCACTAAAAAATAATGTAGGTGTACTTTTGTCATCACCTGATTTGAAAGTACCTTTTGTTACTTCATTGTTATATAAAAAACCAACAGCATCTTTTCCTCTCGATTCCATGAAAATGCTAGCTAATTTTATTTTTGAAATATCACCGGGGCTTTTACCACAGTATCCTGTTATTCCGCACATATTACTATTTGTTTTTGATTATGTTGTGAATTGCTGTTTTATATTTTTCAAGACCTATTTCACCAAGTCCTGGAGCACTATTAATTTCACAAATAATAAAATCTGTTTTTTCCGCTGTTCTAAGTACACCATCTGAATTTCTTGCAGATTGTACTCTTACGTCGCAAGCACCAACGTCTAATCCTACAGAGTTCAATGCATTTACACATTGAGATTCTATTTCCTTCCAATTTAAGGGTTTTTGAAACATTTCGTTTGTTTCAACAATCCAAACACTATTACTATCATTACGATACCATCTTTCTGTAGAATTTTCTTTAAGCATTTTTCTACAAGTATAAAAACAACCATCTTTTGTTACATGAAGTCGATATTCACGAGTATAAGGATAATATCTTTCAACAAGATAGTTTGAATATTTATTTTTTTTAAAAGAATTAAATGGTGTATTAAACCATTTAATTAATTCATCTTTATTTTCAAAAAGTAATAAACCCATACCACGAGAACCAAACTCCGATTTAACAATGTATTTTGTTTCTTCTTTAAAATTCTTTGTGAATTCCTGAATATCTTGCTCTGTATTTGGTATTACCCAATCTGCGGTTTTAACATTGTTTTTTTGAAAACATTTTTTCATTAAAAACTTACTAGCACTATTTGCAATGCCTTTAAAGGGATTAATAATAATATGTGTTTTTGACAGGTTTTCTTCTTGTCCTTCAATTTCTTTTAAACGATAACCAAATCTAATAATTGTATCTTTTAAAACCTTTAATCCTCTAAGGGGAGCATGACTTGGGTGTTTGCTCCACACTTTTAACGATGAATTTTTCACTTGATTTTCTTCTCTTACCTTTTTAATTTCTTTAGCATATTCATAAACCTCGCGTATTTCATATAAAAATGAACTAGCTTCATCACCATAATTTGCAAAATCAAAAAACAGTTGATAGATTAACTCCATGTTAAAAGCTGTTGAAATACCATAATTGTTATAAAAATATTTAAACGTATCTTCAATTGTGTTTACCTCTTTTTCTGAAAAAGAAGAAATATAAATAGAACGAATAAATTTTAAAAGCATGTATCTTTGAACTCTACTTGTAATCCATTTTTCGTTACATTGAGTAAAATCAATTAAAAAGGTTGCAGCATATTTATGTTGTGTTCTGTATATTTTTGGAATATTTGTTGCACCTACATATTTTGCAAAAAGTTCAAAATACTTTTCTAAGGTTTGTTCAACACATTTATTAACTGTTTCTGAACTAATAGTACAATTAGGATTTTTATATTGTGCAGGAAACCTTAACATCATATAATTAGGTGTTCCATTTTTATTTGAACAAATAAAACTAGAGGAATCATGACAACCATGAAAACACGTTCTTGACAGTTGTTTTAAATTGTTTTTTTCAAAGAAAAACGAAACAAAGCACGTTGAAAGATTGATGCTATAATCAACGTCGTTATCAATAACTCTAGAAATCGAATTACCTATAATTTCTTTTGAAATTCCTTCTTTTTGATCTTCTTTGACATTTTCAAAATTTTCGTTTGCTATAAATGTTTCTTGATTAAGAATGATTGTTTCCATAATCTCCTGATTCAATTTTTGTTGTGTTGTTATATATTCTTTCCATGTAGTATATGGTACATTCTTTTTCATCAATAACAATATTTTCCATTTTGTATCCGGCTCCTAATTCCATCGAATCAATGAGTCGTTTTGTGCCACCTTCAGCTTCCAAAATATCGACAGTAATTTCACTATCTTCTTTTTTAACAACATAAGGATAGGGACCAAAGTCCCATAATTCATAACCTTTTATTTTTACTGTTTTTAAATATTTTAGTCCATTAAACCTTTTAAAGTTGTAATTTCCCTTTCTCAGAGTCCCATATGCGGCTATAAAGTGTGGAGTCATTTTCTATTTGGTATGATAAGAATCCTTGGTGTTTTGGATGTCTTCTTCGGTTAAATAAGTAATTAAACCACCCAATGCGATTTCCTTGGATGGTGTACATGTCATCTGCATAATCGGGTTCTCCAATTTGTCTAAAAATGTTTTTATAAAACAAATGGTTCAACATTAATTGACCAAATGTTTCATAATTGTAATAATAACACATTCTTAATAGTTTTAAAACAAATAAGCGATTAGATATGTCTGAATATACATCAACTTCAAGTTTTACAACAATGATATCATCATCTTGTATTTCTAAAATTGGTTTTTTTAAATTATGAATCGATTGTGTTAGTTCAAATAAATAAAAAAATTTATTAATAATTTCCTTTAAATTTATTTTGTTAACTGTAAATTTTACCCAATATTGTTGATAATGACTTAAAGCCATATTAAATCCAGAATTTGAACACAAAATATCATGACAATATGTATAAGACCAATAAAATTTATTAGAAGTTTTAGCCGAAATATATGCATTAACACATATTGGATGAAAATGTCCACTTATTTCAGTTTTATCAACTCCCCAATCAGGCTTCAATTGTTCCATAAACTAATGTTGGTAATTTGATTTTAAATGTTTCAATTAAATTTTCGCAAAGATTCGTGTCTGCTTCATCAATAGCTTTTTTTATTTCTTCAAAAAGAATATCATATTCTTGACAAATTTCTTCAATGTTTTTTGTTTCCAAAAATAATTCAACTGCCTTAACAGTTTGATCAAAACACCAACCAATTAATTCTTCAGTAGCGTGCATTGCACCACCTAAAGTACGATATTCAATAATAGTGTAATCTTTTTCGGGGAAAAGTTTTGCCCGAAAATCTCCAGCGTTACCATATAGTTTTCTTCTTTCCTGGTCTCTATCGATAATAATACTTGGTACTCCCAACATTAAATCCATGCAAAAAATAAATTTAATTCTATCTTTCATGGATAACAGTTTGGGAATTCCGCAATGAATGTGGAATCCCGCAGAACGCAGGTTACCAATTTGTTCTGGAGTAGGTCTTGGTGATACATCTTTTGTATAAATACAATAACTTGGTTCGCAACCAAACATTTGTGCAGTTGGATTTGCCAAATCTTCCGGATCATATCTTGCAGAAGATACTGATTTTACTTCAAATTCGATATTCGTATTTTCATATAACAAATCAGCAATTTTTTTTCTTCCGTATTGAATATATTTAATAAAATCTTGTTTTGTTTTTACAGGCGGTATTGTTATTTCCGCCATAACGTTGTCTTCTTGAACACCACAACCTTCTCCAATATCTTTTGGTTCTTTTTTAGAACCCCCAACAAGACCAATACAAGAAGTTGGTTTTTCATTATAAAAAACAGCAAATTCCGGATCTGATCCGTATGTAATATCGGTTAAATTTATTTTGTTGCTCATCTTTATCTTTTGTGTTTGATTAAATCTAAAATGAGATTTTTAGCAATTGGTTCGCCGGTTAACTCTTCCGGGTGATACTGTACAGCAGCAATTGGTAATGTTTTATGTTTTATTACTTCAATATTTTTATATTGACCATAATTTGTAGTAAAAGCAAGAGCATTAAACTCTTCAGATAATTGATAATCCATAACACCCTGGTGATGCAAAGAATTAACCTTTAATTTTTTCATTGAAATATTATGAATCCTTTTAAATTCTTCTCCCTCTTTTGTAAAAAACAATTCATCTACCTCTTTACTTCTTGGTTCTGAATATTCAAAAGGAAAATCCATTACCATCTTTCCTCCATATTTAGCATTTAATTGTTGCAAACCCAGACAAATACCAAATACCGGTATCCCGGCTTTAATATATTTATCCAAGGTTATTCTATAAAAATATTCTCTGAATGGACAAACATTATTATTTGAATAAGAAGGTACTATATTCATTTCAGCAGAACTTAAATCAGGTCCACCAGGTAAAACAACTAAATCTAATTCGGGAATGAAATCGTTTGATGGCATTAAAGCAGTAACAATTCCAAATTTTGAAAAATAATTAGCATAAGGAATACTAATTCCCATGTGTTCGTTACTTCTCCACGCTACTATTCCGATTTTTGGTATTTTCATGATTTTGTACTATTTTGGTAAGCAAAAAATTATTAATGTATGTTATGTAATTTGGATCACATCCTACAATTTCTGGATGTCCTTGAATACCTAATGATTTTGTTGTAGGGAACCAAATTAATTCTGGTTCAACAAACTCAATATCTTCTAGTTTTTCAAAGGTTTCGGGAATAACAAAATTTAAGTTATGTTCGGCAATATATTTTATATCTTTTTTGAAAAAAGAAGGTTTAGAATAAGCCAATATTTGAAAAGCATCAGGTTCTTTAATATTATATGGCCAACAAATTTGATGATGTATTGAATTTGTTGTCATTTCTTTACCAGTTATGGTTTTAATTTTATGCGGCCCATAATGATGGTTTACATGTTGTATTAGTTTACCACCATTTGCTACATTTATTAATTGACATCCTCTGCATATACCAACAATTATTTTATTTTGTTTTACCGCTTTATTATAAGTAAAAAACTCATATTTATCTCTTTTCTCAAAAGAAGATTGACAATGTGAGTTTGGGGTTTCACCATAATAACAAGGATTTATATCAACACCTCCTTTAAATAATACAACATCAGCATCTTCAAAAGTTGAAGCTTTGACATTACCATTATTTATCCATGTAATTTCGTAACTTTTTCTCGACTCTTCTTGGTTGTTATTAAAAATATCTACTGCAAAAACTTTTATCGGTCGTTTTACATGTGTTATCGCTAAACTCATATCCATTTGATTTCTTCTTTTTTAAATCGATTCAATTGCATATTAATGTTTTTAAAAAGATTATTGCCGATAAAATTACCACAATAAGATTCTGTTCCTGGATGAATGGTTTTAAAACAAATATTTAAATTAGGATGTGTAAATTTTTCAAAAAAATGAGCATTAGAACCCATCAAAACAAAAATAATAGGTTCTGTTGTTAAAGCGTCTAATTCTAAATTATGAAGAGCAATAGCATTTATTAATCCTGTCATAAACGGTTTCCACAATTCAATATGTGAAGTTGGATTATCTTCTTCACAAGTTAATGCAGAATTTATTAACAACACACCTTGTTCTGACCAACTTGTTAAAAGCGGGTCAAATAATTTTTCAGATACAATTTTATTATATCTGTTTTTTATTGCGTCAACGTCTGGATTTTGCTCATTTAATATTTCAGTTCGTATTATTTCTTTTAGAATAATTGAAAGCGATGGTTCCATTGTTGGTGCACCTAATGCGTAACCTTGTTCTAAATTAACATTTGCATATGGTTGATTTCCTACAATTACAACCTTAATTTTACTAGGAGAGATCATTGATAGCGACTTCAGCAATATCGTCGGGCTGGGCAATATCTTCTTTTGACTTTTCGTTTGCATATGTATCAACATATCGATGGTAGATTCCAGCAAATGAAGAAGTGGACTTTTTTCCTTCTTTTGTAAAATACTCCAAGAGTTCGCTTTCATTAAATCTTCTTCCTCCAACTTGATATTCAGGTACTGGTTCGATTGATGGTAAAAATTGTTCATCAACGACATCCAGGAATTTTGGTGCTTTTCGTTTTGTGTTAGGCTTTTCTGTATTTCTTTGAGTATTATTTGTGTCGCTGGTTTCATTATTTATTACTTTTTGTTTTATCAAATTAAATCTCTCTTCTAAAGAAGAAAGACATAAAGAATATCTAGTTAGATGTTCTATTAACTCTTCTGTTGTAAAAGCTCTTTTAAATTCTTCAACATCTACATCATTTAAAAAGCCATGTGTAAGTCTGTTTTTTAAAGGATAAATTTCTTCAGAATCAGAAAAGTCCAATTCGTCATTTGACAGTTCTAAACTATTATTTAGTTTAATAAAATCATTAAGAGATTTGTTTTTCACGCTTGAAAGACAAACGTGAATCAAAAATTTTTCATGTATTTGCCAAGTTTCTGGTCTATAGTTGTTAATTCTTAGGCTTAAAGTAACATCATAATAGTTTTCTCTTGAATTAAAATTTCGTATTCTTGTGACAACCCCTATTAAGTTTTCAATATTAGCGTCTTCTTCAGCAGAAAACGTTCTTCTTAGCTCATTGCCAACTAAAGAAGAATTTTCTTGTAAGTATAAAGCATTCTTATCAAGTAATACTACACTACCAATTTGTATTGGATCTTTTATTTTTTTCATTTTATTGTTTTTAAAAAGTTGTAAAGTTCATATGTGTCTTTAACTCCATTTAACAATGGGAGTTTTAAGGTTTTAAAGTTATATTGATCTGTTAATTTTTTTGACATTTTTTCTCCAGTTTCATCATTATCAAATAATACATATATTTCTGGAAATAATTCTCTTATTTCATCAACAATATCAGAAGGTAAAAAACATCCTTCATTTTGGACAGCAATTGTTGGTATATTAAATTTGTAATCTAATATTAATCTATCTTTTTGACTTTTGGTAATAACTAAATAATCATATTTTGAAGAATAGTAATCTATTTTATATTTACCAAAAATATCATTAACATCACAATTAGAATACCAACGCATTTCTTTTTCATTTGGAAAATATAATTTTACATGATCACTATCTGGAAAATGATAAGCAATTGTAATAGTTTCTTTTGGATCATGTATTGGATTTTTACGAACATTATTATTTGTACTTATCCAATAATCTTCTACTAAATAAACACATTCTTTATTTAAAACATTATTGTTTAAATAAAATAGATTATCTTCAGGAAATTTTTTTGTTGTAAATCTTATTGTGGGTCTTGGTTTTCTGGTTTTACTAATTGTAACTATATTTTTTATACTATCATCTAATTTATAATCATTAACAATAGTTTCAACTGATTGTAAAAACGTCATACCATACCTTTCCTGTAAACAATCAAATATAGACCAGTACAGTTTATTTTTATACATAGTATTTTCTACCAAATATAAAATTCCGGAGTACCACCTAAAGCGGCACCCCGGATTCTTATCTGTACGAAATGGAGAAAAAAATCTCCCCGAACTATTTGGTAAAATTCCTAAATAATGTAAAAAAAGTTGTTCTTGATTTACATTAGATAATACTTCTTTTATGTCATAATATTTTTTACCAGCTGAAAACATTTTAACCCCAACTAATTGCAGTTGCTTGCGGATTAGATGGCATATTATTCACACAATCTTCTTTTTTGTATTGTTGAAATCCAATTGTAAACAATGCAGTTCCTAAAGACGCATTGTTTTTAATTTTATAATCAATAACTTCTTGAAGTTTTCCTGTGTTATAATCTGTCACAATACCACCAGCAAGCGTAAAAAAGAAATCAGGATTATTTAAAATTACTTGACGGTTTTGAGTAATTTTTGTACCATCATCAAGTAATTTTTCTTTTGGTTTTACACCTAAAACAAGACCAACTTTACGAGATTTACTATTTACAAATTCAATAAAACCACGTAAACCATTTACATCGCCTTGATAAAGAGATGATGGTGTAATATTTGCTTGTTCACAATCTGTTAAAAATTGAGCGCTTTCTTCAGATGATTTATAACCAAGAGCACGTTGCATAAAGTTATAAAGAGCATCTTCACCAATTACCATTGGTCTAACAAAAGCCGACTTTTCTGAAATAGTTTTATACTTTTCAGTTACTTCCTCAATAGTTTGACCATATCTGCTAATACCTTTTGTATTAACATATTGGTAATTTCCGTTCTGTGATTTTACGGTTGCATCGCCAATTTGAAACGTAATTCTATCAGTAATAGTAACATTGTTTGTTTGAGTTGTTACCCAAAATTCAATTGGTCTTACTGAATTACCGTTATTATCGGTCCTTAAATCATAATTTACTTCTAAAGGATATGGTCTATTGAGAATATCTTCAATTTCGGTTTTTGTTGGATTAACAGCTAAGATTTTAAAAGCTGCCATACCTGTGTACGGCATATAAGATTTGTTTGTTGATTCGGATGTACCGCTAAACATAATGGATTAAATGATTAAATTTTAAATATGAGGTTGATTTTCGGCCATTTTCCATTCAATGAATTGACCGACTGCTCTAATTAAAGCATTTTTATAAAATGAATCAGTAATATTAATTATTATACCGTTTGTTGCAGTATGATAAATTCGTATCCTTGTCCAGTTATTTGTTATATTAGTAACAATTTCATAAATATTACCTATGTTATGATAACAAAAAGTATTAATTAACTTTGACGTATCATCAGTATTAATAGAAAAACCACAAAGACTAGAATATTTTTCTAAATCTCGTAAATATTTACTTTCTGCTTTGTCTTCTTCTAAATATTCATTCATTATTTACTGATTTTTAAACTATCTGACTTAATTTCAAATAAGATTTTTTTATCGTGTTCAACTGCTTTTATCCACATTGGCATTGTCAATGCGACAGTTAAACATAATATAACAAAAAGTGTCCATATATTATCTTTTGTTCTTTTAGTCATTAAATAAATATTTTATCCCAATGAGTAATAAACTTCTTTTCTTCTTTTTTCTGACTATAATCAGGATTTGTTAACTCACAAATAACAAATTCTTGGTTTGCTAAATGTGATGGTCTAGCCCCAGTTGCCAAATCTTGTTCATGAGTTTTAAAAGATAATATAGTTTGGTTATTGTTAGTGGGATTTCTATACATGTAACCAATAGCATCAGCATCTGCACATACGATAAGTTTTAATTTACCGGTAAGAGCAAGATCTTTTGCATTTAAATCTTTACCATTTTTGTTAATACTTGAATTTTTAGCATGACCAGTAAGAATAAAACATTTATTACATTTATCTTTAATTGGTTTAAGTAATTCTTCAAATGCTTTTCTTAACCAATCATAACCACCACCATTTGGTAATTCTGCTACAACATCTGCTCCAGCAAAACTTTTACCAATCGGTGTTTGTTTGTACATAAATGTTGCATATGATCTTGCAAATTCTTCCAAACTGGTTGCAGTATCCATAATAAGATAATCATATGGATATTTACCATTTTGTTTATAATAATCATTTAGTGCTTTTCCTATTTCTTGAAGCACAGCCAAAGGATTTGTTTGGTTTTTTCGACATTCTTCTTTAATATTAATTTTCATACCACCTACGTATCCTGAACCGTCTTCTCCGTCAATAAGTAAAGCATTTTGTAATTGAGAAACTGCCTCGGTTTTACCAGCTTTTGTTTGTGCGAATAACACCATTCTTCTCGCGTTAACTATTTGTGGTTTACTCGCCTCTGTTGGCAAAGTTATCATTCTAAAAGGATTAAATGTTGAAATTTTTAATTTGTTCTGTCCCCGGTAAGGGAAGTTCTTCAAAGTAAGAAGATTCTCCTCGAAAGTATAAAGGGCATAATTCATTACCACCGTCTTCTCTATTAACCAATATCTCTAAAGATCTAAAACGATCTTTAAATTTAGTAATATCATAACCTTTAAAATTAGTAGTATTGTGTCTAAAGGGGTTAAATAAACCAAACCCAATATCCCAATCTCTAGCAGTTAGTTTATTATCTGCAAGACCTGCAATAGAAGGCATAAGTGCATCTGCTTTCCTATTTTCAAGGCTTTCCTGACTTGCTGATTGTTGTTGAACCAACACAGGAGTAAATCCAAAAAGATTTCTTGCGCGAATTAAATCTTGACTACTAAATTTACCTATTGTATCATGTAAAGTTTCTCCATTTTGAGGAGTTAATAAACTAACATGATCTACAATAATTATTGTAATTTTATCAGGTTTATATGGTTTGTAATCAGTAATAATTTGTTGTTTTTTTCCATCAAACTCTTTTTCCGTGTAAATTATTTCTCCATTGTTTTTTGCATAATTAAAAATATCTAACCATATCCCATATCTATTTCTAGTATAATCATTAAAGGTAATTTTATTAAAAAATTTATCAAAAAATGGTTCCATTGTTTTTAGTTCCTTTATAACATCATCATTAACCGCTGATCTTACAGAACGTAAATTCTTTGGACTTATTGGTATACCCTTTTTTGTAAATAAAAAATGAGACATTGCTTGCAATGCCTTTTGTTGTTTTGACATTTCAAGACTAAAATATAGAATTTCTAAATCAATATTAGTATCATTTTCTAAAATATAAGATATTGGATGATACATAAACATAAAGTCAGTAATTTGAGTTTTACCAACTTTAGGACTTGCGGAAATACCAATATACTTTGATTTTTCTATACCCGGCCAATACTCACTATATCTTTCAAATGGAGAAGGAATACAATTCAACAGACCTTGTTCGACACGTTTTTTTGAAATTTCAATACGTTGTAATGTTTCTTTAAACATCTGTATTGTTAAAGGATTAAAAAATATTTTTAATTAAATTTTTTTTCAAGAGTACCCATTTTTAATGTATCAATAATTATAGAAAGCCCTGAAACAAGATTTCCTTTGTTATCAATATTAAAAATAAAATTGTCCGCATTTGAAATATATTGCGGTTCTGTATTTTGTATATAAAAATCAGCTGCTTCTAAAACATCATCGAAATTATAATTAGGATTTTTTAATAACCAGCTTGTTAAATTCTCTATTGTTGTTTTTTTATCCCCAATACTTTTGGTTCTAATACCTTTGAATTTACTTCTATATTCATCTATTCTTTCAGAAATATCTTTTAAATTATCAAAATTTTTAGAAAAATTAAATTCTATTTCTTCTCCTTCAAATATTGGTATTTTAACAATAATTTTTTCATTAATGTAATCTCTTTCAATAATATTATCTTTTATTAAACTAATAAATAAATCATCATCAATAACAGTAGATATGTCAAATTTACAGGCAATTAAATAAAGAATTGTTTCTTCTTTATATCCCAATTCTTGTAAAATATATTTTAAATTTTTATTTAATTTCATCTAACATTTTCATTAAACCTGGAACAAGAAATTTTTCTCTAAAATAACTAATATGTTTTGTAGATTCTTGATTGTAAAGAGTAAATTGTTTTTGGGGGTCTTTAGATCTTAGAATATTTGAAATAAAAGGTCTCATTTCATAATTTTCAAAATCTATTAAATTAATTGGAAGTAAACCAGGTTTAATGTTAAGTATTAATTTTTTGTTTATTTCTATTAAAATATTTTTGTCCTCTTGTGGTAAAGCATAATGCATCTTTAAAAGATATTTAAAAGAACCGATTGAAAGTTCTGTATTATAGTCAAGAACATGGGTAGAAAAATTTTCATAATTATTAAAAAGATTATTAGTATCTGGTGTATAATCTTTTTTGAAAACCTTTGATTTTATAATACCAATTCCTAATGCAACATTATGTTTTTTTTGCAGGTTATTAAAATTATGATTATCTGGTTCAAAAACAATACCCATATTTTCGCCATTTACAATTCGTAAAATTTGACTATCTGATATTGTAGATTCGTTACCTAATTCATCTAAAATTGTATCTAAAAAATAACCTTTAGTGTTTTTTTTTATTAAAAAATATGTACCAAATAAAGGATAAATTATTTTCCACACCAACTCTTTTGTTTTAAGCCAGTCTTCATGACAAAAAGTATGTGGACTCAATCCAACTAAAATAGCCATTGATTTGTCAAATTGACTTAATTGTTTAATGTCATTATATTGTTTCATAAATTAAATTAGTTTGTTTTATTTCAATTTGCTTTATTATTTTTTTTGTTTCATATATGTAGTAATTAAAATTTACATTATTTATGTAGTTTGTGTTTTCATCATATTTATTTAGCAGAGTTTTATACCACGATTTTCCCTTTATTGGGTTTACATTAAGCGAAGAAACTCTACCATCAGAATATATTTTATATATGTTACATCCGGAATTAGAAATAAAATATCTAATAGTTTTTTGTAATTTTTCTTTTACTAAGTTACCGGACACTATTTTTCTTAATTCAAAATGAGCATCTTGTTTTGCTCTCATACCTATACAAAAATCAAAAATATTTTTATGATTTCTAATAGTATCTTCAATTGGTTTATTGTTTATAAAATATTCTTTTAAAGCAATAGGAATTATTCTACTACTTTTATTTTTATGCAGTTCTTTGTTTATTTCGTAATCACCCTTGTATTTAATTTCACCATTAACAGTTTCTGCTATATAATCATTTCCTGAACTTCTTATATATTTTGTATAATAAGTATCTTCAAGAATAAATTCAGTAACTTCCATCCATTCTTTACAAATAGAGTTGTAAATTTCCAATTGATCCTTTTTTAAAAAACATACAATACCATCAGTGTTAAGGGAAATTACATTGATGCCATTTAAAAATGCTTTTTCGGCAAGCATTAAAAGTAAAAACTGATTGTCTAATGTTACACTAAATGTAACAAAAGGATCATATTGCCAAGAATTGATTTCATTGGTTTTACCAAAACCCAAAACTGTTATCTCAAAGGCTTTTTATCCTTTAATTCTTATGATTGAATTCTCATAAGTTCGGCGTACATTTTCATCTCTTAAAGATGTTGAGCACTCTTGGAAGGATTATATTTATTCACCTTCTACGCTCTACACTGGTTTATAGCCTTTCGTAATCTATAAACTTAGCACGGTATTCTCATCTCAGAGTTCACCGTTTTTGCTCAATTTTTAACTATGCTTCACAACATAGTGGGGCGGAAAGTTGATGTTTAAAGTTTAGACCTTTATATTGTTTTCCAGTTTTAAAAGATTTATTAATATTAAAAGAAGATAAAAAATATGGAGAATATCCATTTCTTCCATCAGGATTTCTAAGTTCCATATAATTGCTTAAAATAAAGTTTGAACAATTAGATAATTCTTGTAATTCAATTGCTGAATTGAATATTTGTAACAATTTATTATTTTTCCAAACTTCTATTTTTGGTAGTTTTTCTCTAATATTTTTCTTTCGATTTGTAATATCAAAAGTTTTCTTTGGAACTTTTAAATGATCTGTAGAATCATATTTTATTCCTTTATTCCAAGGAGTAGTACCTTTTTTAAATATTCCCTTGTTTAATAATATCTCCCCACTTTGATATTTTCTTTTTAAAGTATTAGAAATCTTTTCTTTTATTTCTTTTTGATAACTTGGTGATTTAGTAGGAAGTTTAATTATATTATATCCATATTCTCTTTCTGAACATTTAAAATAATCAATCCAATATTCTTCTCTTTTTTCCACATCTTCACAAATGATTTCTAATATTTCAAAACTAATATCTTCCTTATACTTATTATATGCATTTTGAAAATATTCATTTGTATGATTATTTGATTTTAGTTTATCAATATGATTATTTAATCTTCCTATAAAACTCTTTTTTGTACTTCCTATATATCTTTTATTATTTGGAAATATAAAAGAATAAATTCCTTTTTGGTCTAAATTTTTAATTGTTTCTTCGTTAATTTTCATAAGTTTGTATTTAATACAAAGATACAAAAATTAAATAATAATAAGTCAACTTTTTTATTGGTTTACCCCCATTCATTGCTAATTTATAAACTTCGCTAAATGATGCAGCAATAGGATCTTTTTTAGCAAGATTTTTCCATTTATAAACCCTTTCATCATGCATCCACTTATATCCTTTTAACCATTCTGGACCTAAATGCGCAGGATATAAATTTCTGTTTAATATTCTTGCTGGATACATGGAAGCAACATCTCTATCTAATAGTATATTTTTCTCATCTGCTTCAAATTTTCCAGGTTCGTCTATACTATGAATTCCACCAAAACCAAAAGAAATAACTAAAGAGAATAAATTAAATTCCCAACCAGGATGTTCTTTTACATATCTTGGATCAAAAACTGTTTCTTTTATTTCATTAAAAATTTCGTTCATTTCTTTTGTAAAAAAAGAAATTTTATCACTAATACAATCTTTTATTCTCAATTTATCTCTTGTTGTCCCCTCTTTTCTTACTCTTTCTTTTTTACTTAATTCTAAATAAACTTTTTTATTTATACTATCTCCTATTTTAACATCATTCCAGTTATAAGAATTAAGTTTAAATAATTCATTTATATTTTTTCTTAAAGAAAGTTTATCTTTTCCTTTATACAACGTTAACTCCGTTTTACCTAATGTAATATTATAAAACTGTAGAGTGCTCTCTACATCATTCCAACAATAAGATTCTATTGATTCCCTATCTTTTTCTTTTACTTTATTATAATGTTCGAGTGGCATTTCTTCTATGTTATGCCAATCCATCATATATTGTAACCATTTTAAACTTGTTCTTTTAGCTTTATTATCATAATGCCAAATTTTGAACAAATCTAAATGTGGAATCTTTAAACTCCATTCTGGAATTTTAGGAAATTCAGAATCTATCGTTTCTTGCGATATTGTATACATTTCTTCCGGAGAAATAAGTCTGTTTTTTACAGATAATATATATTCTATTAATTGACTATCATAAGACAAACAATTATAACCAATAAGTTGTATTCTACCACTTGTTAAAAAACTTTTTAATTCTTTTGTTTCATTTTTAAAATCACTTATTTCAAAACTATTTCTTGATCCGTCTTTTACGTTTAAAAAACAAACCAAGAAATAGTTCTTTAGACATTCAATGTCGTATATCCACATGGATTATATTTTACTTGTTAAAAAAGTGCATTACTGCTTGTGCTTTAATAAGCACTTTTATATGATCTTGTGCAAAATTATTACATTCAAATCTGGCATATCTTCCTCTATCCAGTCCAAGCTGAACTAAAATTAAATTCATCTCTTTGTTTATTAATATTATTTGTCCTACGTCAGACTCAGATGAGCTAAAAGATACTAAATCACCTTCTTGTAAATGTTCCCATTTATTACCAGGTTTAATAGGATAAACAGAATAATGATAATTTCCTGTTAAACCATTAATATTATAAATTTTACCAATTCTGGGAATATTTACATAATATGTAGTACCGTCTGGTTTTATACCAGATGGTAATTGGTAATTTGTTTCTATTTTAAATACTAATTCTAATTTATTCATTTTCAGATTGTTCTGTTTCAATATCAATTTGTTCTGAATCCAAATCTTTAGATTCTTTTTCTAAAAAAGCAAAAGATTTCAATTTATATGCTAGCGATTTTCCATTTTCAATTCTTATTACAATACCTTCATCTGGTACTTTGTGATTACATTCTTCATCCTCTTGTTCTAAATATAATTCAGACAAACCATTTAATAATCTTTCAGAAAAAGAATCTTTGGCTTCTTCAGAAAATCCTGTAGTATAATTAATATTTCTTAATGGAAGAATATCATGTGAATTAAAACAATCAATTACTTTACCTTCATAATAGGTTTTTGGCATATTTAAACCATATCTTTGACAATACTGCTTAATTTGTTGCCAAGAAAATTCTATTACTTTACCTTCGGGTGTAGTATAGGTAATACGGTAAACAAGAATTTTGAAATGATTTCCTTCTCTATAATATGCATTTACATCAACAGTATCCATGTTTACCAACTGAGTTGGTTGTCCACTAAGTATTGGAGTATTGGGTTGGATACATCCATAGTCATAATCTTTTTGAATCATTGTACCATTGGGAAGATAACCCACAATTTCATAATAAAGAGTAATACCTTTTTCTAAAGATGGTTTAATAATATCATGACAATGTTTCCAAATATCAAATTTATAATAATGATTACTGTTTCTTTTTTCTTCACCAACAGATTTAATAACTCTTCTGCTTGAACAAATATCTTTATGTTCTGTTTCTGGCAAATATCCAATTGGTTGTCTCATAAAATTACGATATTTTTTATTAAAAATCATTGCTGCAAAATGTGGAAAAACCAACCAATAAAAATTAAGATAAATAGGTAATATTCTGAAAGAAATTAAAGATAAGAAAAGCCAAAAACTAAAAAAGCAATTTTCAACAGTAAAAGATGTATTAAAAAATTTGATTATTTCATGCCAATCTTTTTTGACAAGTACATTAGCACTTACACCAGATGTACCATGATATTTTTTGCTAATGGTAATTAAATCAGTCGGTTCAATTTTATGAATATTTCTTTTTAATTGTTCAGTATCATAATGAAATTTAAACTGTCCTTCAACTAAAATATCTTTAACTTTTTGTGACTGTTTTTGAAAAACAGTTTTTCCTTGAGTTTTAGGAATATATTTTTTACAAACCCAGGTATCTTCATAAATATCAAACTCATAATCCAAATATTCAGTAAATTTATTTATACGATAATTAAATTCTGCTTCTTCAGACATCAAATGGTGAATTCCTTGCAAAAAAGTTTGTGTTTTTAAAATAAAACCTTCACTTGGTTCACCTCTTAATTTAATTGCTTTAACTCTTCCAGTGTCACTAAAAAACCCTTTTTTAGTTTTATCAGTATTTAGTTCAGTGTTAGAATAAAGATTCAACTGAGACAAAATTAATGGGTTAATTTGACATTCCAGAGGAAAATATACAACAATATCTCCTTCTTTATAATTAACATTATCGGTCCATACTAAAGAACCGTCAATAATCCAACCTAATAATTTGTCTGCGTTTGGATGTTTTACTGGTTTTGATAATTTTATTATTTTTGCAAGATAATTCGGATTGCAATTTTCTGATTTTTTAAACATGTTTAACTGGTTTTAATGGTAATGGTGGATCTCCTTTAGGAGGGGGTTTTACTATTGGTTTTTTAACTATAATATTCATTAGTTGCACGTTTCTTGTATGAGTGTACCTAATGCTTCCATCTTATATTCCCATGCAGGATCAACTAACTTGTTTCTATGTTCAGGTAGAACATATAGATCTTCTGCTTTTTGAGAAATAAGGGTAGGATTAATTTCAATAAAACCACCTTTAATAATATTGTCAACTTGTTCAATTGATAAAGAATATTCATTAAATGGATCTGCGGATTGGGTTGTCATGCTTTATATGAAAGGTATGAATTTTTACTGTGTTTCCAGTTTTGTTGTTGACAAAAATATCAATAGGTTTCCAATCGGCTTCAAAAACGATTTTTTCAGATATTTTGCTTGATGTAGTACATAATAAAATAGAATA